CTATTCAACCAGAAACGGATACAAAAATTGATAACTTAATTGCTCCTTTTGTTATGGTAGATTACTTAATTAAGACCTAAAATGTCAAGAAACGTACGTTCCAATTTTCTTACAGATAAAGCAACTTTTGGTAATTCTACGTTACCAATTGGTGCTATCGTGCCTATTTTTAAGGCGACTGACGATAAGGTCACAGATAATGGTGTTGTACTAAATTTAGGATCAGTTGTTGCTGGTGCTGGTGGTGGTAGTGGATATGTAACTGACTTAGGAACAATATCTGGATATCCAACAACTCCAATATCTTTTGCTATTCCAGCAACAGCATTTCAAGAAGGAACAGATAATGTTAGCATCCCTAATCATCCTTTTGTTGAGGGTGATAAACTAACAGTTACTACGACAGATCAAGCTCCAAATCAATGTAAATTGGGAGGATCTATTCAAACTATTACTATGAATAATGTTGGTAGTAACTACACAGCAGCACCATTAGTACAAGTAACTGATAATGGTAGCGGTCCTGTCACTGCTGGTACATTTCAGGCAGTCTTTGATTCTAATACAGGAACTATTACTGGAGTTAATGTTATTGATGGTGGTGTAGGGTATCAATTTCCTGTTGTCACATTGGTTGGTGGAGGTGGTACAAATGCTACTGCAACACCAACATTAGCAACTCAAGGCACTGGTGGTGTTGCTCTTGATAAAGGATTTCAATTTTTAGTTGATGTTGTTGATTCAAATACTATTAAATTTTCTAGAAGTAATGGAGATATTGCTGCTGGAAAATATTATAATATTACTAGCGTTGGATCTAACGGAACAGTCAATGTAGCATCAAGCACTGGATTTGGACTGAAGGTTGGTATTGCAGCAAATCCAAATGGTAGTGTAAATTTTGTTACTATTAAAAAACCTGGTTATGGTTATGCAGATGGAGATGTAGTTTATATTTCTCAACCAGGTAGTAGTGGAACAGCAAGAGTTGAAATTGTTACAACATCCTCTACAACTGCTACTGAACCCGACATGCAATATGAGGGTTGGTTATATTGTGATGGATCTGAGTATGATGCAGAGGAGTATCCATTACTATATGAGGTTATTGAAGATAAGTATGGTGGACTTGGTGGAACATATGACCCAGAAGATTTTGGATCTTCTTCTGGTGGTATCAAATTTAATGTTCCTGACTATAAAGCTAGAAAATTAGTTGGTGCTGGTGGTGGTGTCAGTGGTGGTGGATCTCCTGTATCTGGTAATGTTATTTCTACTGTTGGACAGACTGGTGGTAGATGGTTTTTCTCCAAGACACAACAGGAAGCATTATTTGATATTGGAAATATTGTAATTAGTGGATATGAAAATATATCTGAATTTGTTGGTGGATCTTTAACTGGTGAGGTAACGATACAAATAGGTCCTCTACAAGAGAAAATGATATCCTCAGTTCCTGAGCATGATCATGCTATTATGACATCATCAGCACCACAGGCAGGAGCATTTGAGGGGTCTGGATTCGCTGTTGATAATTGTCTTGCTAGTTATAAAGATAGTACAGGACAGGTTGATTTCTTCTTACCAAATGGAGGTACACCACTATTTCACAGTCATGGTATTGTAGACTATGTTATCACTGATCCAACGTTATCTACGTTCGGTAATGTGGGTGGTATTGGTACTACAGTAGATGTAACTATTACTGCGACAAATATTATTGGTGAACAAGCAGGAACTAGATTTAATATTAACAGTCACGACCTTGCTACTGGATATAAAATTAGAGTTAAATCTAATGATCAGACGACTCAATTAGTATTTGATGTAGATGGTATTAATGTTGCATTTGCACAGAATACAGAGTGGTACGTAATTGTAATTGATGACGATAATTTTTACCTAGCATCAACAAAATATAAAGCTAGATTAGGACAAGCATTACTCGCAACAACTAATGGTAGTGCTGGTGAGGATATTGTAATATCACTAGCATATCAAATTTCTGGAGATTTACCAGCAGATAACGTTACAGTCATACAACAACCTTCTGATACAGTCTATGATATTGGTGACTCATATACTATTGGTGGTAAAACAATTCAATTACCAGGTGGAACTGTATCTAGCGTACAAAATGTTGTATCAACTCAGACTCCTGGCTCATATACAGTCCCAGCTCCAACTTCAGAACAGTTACCAATCAATGGAGTTTCTGGAAATCTAGGTGGTGCAGGTGGTGGAGGTGCTACAACTGATGTTGCTGGCACTAATGGTGGTGACACTTACTATGAGTTTACATATAACGGAAGTCAAATACAAATTGTAGCAGAAGGTGGTGAAGGTGGTGCAACTGGTAACGCTGGTGGTGCTGGTGGTAGTGGAGGACAAGCAAGAATCGTCACTGGATCAGCTGGTGCAACAAATATCACTGGAACAGGTACATATACTGTAAATGGATTAGATATTAATATTGGATTATATTTTGATGGAAATCCTGGCGGTGACGGTGCTGCTCTTGCGGGAGGAAATGGTGCAACTGCTTCGTATATTACAGGTGCAGGTGGTGATGGTGCTAGAACTTTGTTTACTGGAACTAATGAAGTATCACAGTCATTTAACACACCGTCTACTTCTTTCTATTCATATACTATTCCACAAACATGGCCACTTGACAGTCTAAAAGCAATCATCAAAGGTGGTGGCGGTGGTTCAGGTGGTACTGGAGACGGTGGCGGTGGCTGGTGGGCAGGTAATGGTGGAAGTGGTAAAGAGGTGACTGTTAACGTCAATTCTGGTGCTGCAGGTGGATTGAGAATCTACGTTGGTGGTGGTGGATCCGCAGGTAGTGGTAGAAGCGGTGGTGGTGGAGCAAGCACTGGTTTCGCACCTGGCGGTAGCGGTGGTAACGGTACTGGTGGTGGCGGAGGCGGTGGCGGTGGTGCTGCATCTGCTATTGGTACTTCTGTAACCATGATCGCTGGAGCTGGCGGTGGTGGCGGTGGAGGTGCTGCAGGTGATGGTTCTCAAGGTGCTGACCAAAACGCAGGACCTTCTGGTAATGATGGTGCTCAAAATTTAACTAATATATTCTCTGGTAGTGGTTCTAACGGTGGTAACTCCGTCTGCTCTGGTGGTGGAGGAGGTGCTGGCGGTGGTGGTGTCGGTTTCGGTGCTGGTATCGGTGGCGGTGGCGGTGGAGGAAACGGTTCCAACGCACGTAGAGATGGTTATGGTGCTACAAGAGGACAATCTTCATACAAAGGATCTGGTGCAGGTCCTACAGCATCACTTATTAGTTCTGGTGAAGCAGGAAATGGTGCTACTGTAGGTCTAGGACAACAAATTGGTGGTGGTGATGGATCTGTTGAAATTATTGCTGTAGAAAACCAGACATTCTATGGTTCTGGTGGTGGTGGCGGTGGATCAGGTGCATATCTATCTTTTAATTTTGAAGCTACTAATATTAATGCTGGAACATTAGTTGTTGGTAGCAGTGGTGTCTCTGGAGCTCAACCAGGTGAAGCTAGTGTTGGTTATGAAGTGGTAGAGGAAGTTTCTGGTGGTACAGGAACCTCGGTAACGTCTGGATTATTTGATAGTGCGAGTGTATCTGTTGATTATGTTCAATCTGGAACAGGAACAGGAGTTAATGGTGGATTCTCATCTGTTGACTCTCAGAAGTATCTTAGATTTTTTGGAAATGAAGCAACCAGATTTGCAAGAACAATTGGAATTGATGCCACCGCAGGTAACTCAAAGAATTCAGTAATTAACACAGTTAGATTTAGAGTTATTTGTGGTGATGGTACAAACGGTGGAGAAGCACCAAATGAACCATTAGAACTATTTGCTAGTAATGATAATGCTACCAGTTTTACTAAGATTGGTACAATTTCTTCTGCTTTAGGTCCTGATGATTGGACTTTAGTTGATATTCCTATTACAGCAACATATCAAGTAAATAATTTAATATTAGAGGTAAGACAAACAAGATCTGGTGCTGGAAATCCTGATAATGATAACTTTGGTATTGATTATGTTGCATTCATTCATGATGAAATAGAAACTACTGTCACAACATATCCTTCTGGTAAGGCTGATCTAGGAATTGAATTTGTTACTGAACGCATTGAACCACAAGGAGATCCACTTAACAGTGCTGGTCTTGAGGTAAATGAGGGTACATTTACACTGTCATCTGCAGTTAAACTAAATGTATCATCTTCATTACAACCAGAGATTGACATTCCACTGTTAACAAGGTATCATTTAGTTAAGTATATGATCAGAGCTTATTAATGTTAGAAGCGAGTGAGAGTGGATTGATCATTGATCCTGATAGAATAGAAGGAAAGTTTGAAGATTTCATTGGTGTATACAGGAGATTTGTACATCATGAGATTTGTTCAAGTATTGTGGAAAACTTTGAGAAGTGTTTGAAACTTAATCCAGACTATTGCGTGCAACAAGGCAGTAATCAAATGCCAGAAAAGAAATTAGCACGTCATGATATTAGCATGATGTATGATGATATTGACTTGGAGTTGTCTGCACATTTCTATAAATATCTAAATTCTGCATTTGAGAACTATAAACAAGAGTACGATCATATCAATAGAGTTAAACTAGCATCAGTTGGTTTAAAAGTACAGAAGACTCCAGTTGGTGGTGGTTATCATACTTGGCACTATGAAAACTCTAGTTTCAGAGCAGCAAACAGAGAGTTAGCATGGATGGTATACTTAAATGATATGCCAGATGGTGAAGCAGAAACAGAATTCTTGTATCAAAGGAAGAGATATAAACCACAAACAGGTACATTATTGATCTGGCCAGCAGGAATGACACACGTTCATCGTGGGAACACAGTCTTCACCCATGATAAATATATTGCGACAGGCTGGTTCATTAAAATCCCCTAATCAAATGGCAGACATACGTGTAGTAGTGCAAGTGAATGCGCTAGAAAGAATGATCATTGTTGATGGCAAGACTCAATTCATTGAAGAGGACTATTGGAATGCCAATATCCAAAACGTCTTGTATCCATTTTGGACATCTGACAGAGACCGTTTGATTCACTTGAATTACTTCAGTGATGGGTCATATGGTATTGAGAAGAAGAAATACATTTATGATCGTATCACTAAAGAAAGAAAGTGGCAGACATATCAGTGGATGGAACCCACTGAGGATGAAGTAAAGACAATTTCTGAGACTCTCAAAGAAAAATACTTTGAGTATCAGGATAGCGAGCAAGAGATCATTCAAGAGAAATTATACAATGAGTATGGTAGATGGCAGAAAGTATCTTGGGAAGGTATTAGAATGATTAGAAACTATCTCCTATCAGATTGTGACTGGACACAGATGCCTGATGCTGCTATTGATGCAGATACAAAAGCATTATGGACAAAGTATAGACAAAAGTTGAGAGACCTACCTGCAGACCATGATGGTAAAGATGCTGATGAAGTTAAGTTTCCCTTCAATCCAATCATGTATAAGGCATGGGAGAGTAGAGTAGATTTAAACAATCAGAAATTAAATGAAGGTAAAGCATACCTAGAAACAGATGGTCAGTTCGGAGCATTTGACGCAACCACATATGGTGAGTATGCTAAAAGAATTGTATTGACAATTGCATCTAACTATAAGATCAAGAATCCTGACATTATCTTTGCACCTGCAAACTATCAGGAGTATGAGAAACCTTCTGATGAATTAAAAACAAAAGACGATTTAGATGCACTATTAGCACAAATTAAAGCAAACAACGTTTAATTAAATTATGGATGAAAAATTAAATATTCTCATTCTCACGCTAGTATCGGGAGAAGAGGTGATTTGTAACCTAAAAGATCATGTAGAGACAGTTGATGGTAAAGATACAAAAGTATGTTATAATATGACATACCCATTTACATTAACTAGATCAGGACCTATTAAAAATCAACAGGTTGGTGTGATATTTACACCATGGAAGTTCTTTTCTTCTGACACATCATTCTTGATCGGTTATGATAAGATTATTAATATGTGTGCTCCCATGCCAAGTGTCATTGATCAATACACAAAGGCATGTGATTCATTCATTAAAAGTATGGCGGAGTCTATGAAATGATATACGAATATGATTTCTTTGATCAAAATCAATTGAGACAAATACTTAGTTTGTTTAACTCTGGTAAGTTTGTTGATGGTGCTAGAACAGGGTCTAAGGACAAGTTTGTTAAAGACAATACACAGCAATCAGACATTGATCTAAACAAGATGGCAAATACTGCTATCGCTAAGATTTTAAGAGAGTCACCAATATTTCACCTACATCCACTTAACAAAGTTAGTCCATGCTACATGCTGAAGTATGAACTAGGACAACACTATGCTGATCATGTTGACTACTGGAATATGTGGGGTAACAGAACTGATTATACTGCTGTTATCACGTTAAATGATGATTATGAGGGTGGTGAACACTTCATTCAAATAGGAACAGAAACTATTGAACGAAGACTAGAACCAGGCAAGATTCTAATTTATCAATCTGATTTCATTCATGGTGTTAGACCAGTAACTGATGGTGTTAGGAAGTGTGTTACATTTTGGTTGGAGAGTGCTATTCCAGATCCTACCATGAGATACTACATCACTGAGATGAACAAATTATATGAAAAACTACATGATTCTGTAGCTACTGGAACTTTTACTCATGAGGATAATTATGAAACTCTGTTGTTACTTGACCACGTACGCTGTGGAATCATCAAACGTTCTGTACAATTAAGATAATGTCTTCGTTAACTGATATCATGTCGTGGGATACTATTCTCACGAAGGAAGAGATGCAGGAGATTGAAAAGATCTGCAGTCGTGCTAGATGGCAGTGGGGTGCTACCAGTGATCACACAGCACCACATAAGAAGTTCTGGAAGATGGATGTAAAAGGATATGCTATATTTGATAGTGTTATTCCTGAGAAAATTGAAATCCTTGTACCATTTAAACATGAGATCCTTGATTACTATGTCAATGGACATACAAGAGGACTAGATGGTTTCATGCATAAGGATGATGCAGACTATACATTCCTAGTATTCTGCAATCCTGTATGGGATATTATGTGGGGTGGCAAGACTATGTTTGTACAAGATGATGGTAGATTTGATTGCGTGTTTCCAAAACCAGGATCAGCAATATGCTTCCCGTCAGACATTTTACATTGTGCAGAGGATACAAGCAGAGAATTCTATGGTCTTAGAGTTAGTGCTGCTTATAAATTAAAGAAAGTAGAGAATACAGATGCAGAACCTACAGACATTTGACAGTGCTAGAGATTGGGATCAGATTGAAGCATATGCTTCTACTATTTCTGGTGCTCTAGTATATTGGGAGAACCCAAGATTAGAAGTGACATCAGATGATGCAAAGAAAATTGTATTAGATTACTATAAGATTGATGAGGAGATCCCAGCAGCACTAGCTGTCACACTAGAAAGCAAGTATTATGGATACATTGAATTTAGAAATGCAGAGATTGCAGAAGAATTTGTAACTGACTATTTCCCTCGTAAGGATGAGGTCAGTGATGACACATATTGGTATCATTGTTATGTTGTAAGACCAGATGGTGTTATTGAATATGATAATGATGCATTACGTAAAGGAAAGAATGTATGAACAGTGACGTAGCATTTATGATACCAGTCTTTACACACACTGTTGAGAACTGGAGTGATTACAAGGAAGAAATAATTAATATGCTTGACACTGGTGATGGTGATGGTCATAAAACAGATTATTTTAAATATCATCAACAAGGTAAATTACCTGCATATGCAGAGAGGTTGTTTGATATACTACAACCTGCACTAAAAGAGTTTGATGATGTATATCCACATGCATTTCAAATTACAAATGTATGGGGTCAGAGATATAATAATGGAGACTATCATCAACTCCATAATCATGGAGCGTTGGGTTATACAGCGATATTCTATGCACAATTAGAGGACGACCACAGTCCTACATCATTCTTCGCACCATTTCTTGACTTCATTGAGGGTAACGTGATAGAGTATGTGCCTGAGGTCAGCGAGGGAGATGTCATCTTTTTCCCATCTTGCTTGACACATCAGTGTAAAGTGGTACAATCTAGTACAGAACGCATTGTTTTTTCCTTTAACATTAGAAATGCTTGAATTTTATTATGAAACCAAAAGACTTTTTTTGTCAGTTCACTGAACTGTCTAAAGAAGATCAGGAGTATCTTGATCCTATGGTAACTGCTGCACAGTATCTTGATGACGTTAACATGTATGTTGATGAGCGTCCTACTGCTATCGTTGAGGTAGATAACTCAGCAGGTCCTTGGGTGTATTTCAATGAGTGGAATATTCCTAACGTAGATCCTAACAAGAAAAGACACAAGGAGTATGGATTTGTAGGAAAACAACCTGGTCTCAAACGATACATCACAAAGAGAAATGCTTGAATTTTGTTATGAACTCCCTTATGAACACCTTGACTTTGAAGATGAAGACACTAACAAACTATATCGTATCGGAAGAGGCGAGCAAGGGGTTCTATTGGTTCGCCCTTATACAAACACTATTTGTGCTCATTGGAAATTCAGAACTCCCGATGTAGCAACCAAGTCTGCTAATAAAATATACTCTATGTTCATTGATTACATGGCACATGGAGATTTTGTTGGTATGGATATGTGTCGTAAGTTTCTAGAGATGGGATTTACTCGTGCTAGAAGATATGCTAATCATCACTCAGGTACAAAATACAATGATGATGGTAGTATTAAACCACAGGAGTCTGATCACTGGGAATGTCACTATAACCAGAGTGCCCAAATATTCAAGAGGATGAGAGATAAAGCAGCATATGATCCAGAGTACAAACGACAACGCACCATTTGGAGATCTAATGAAAGTACCTACGCAACCAGAGTTGATGCACTTGCAAATGCAAGCAATGTTAAAAGAACACGATATTCCAGAAAGCGAAATGAAGTATCTCGGTGAACGTGTTTATCCTGATAATTACAAAGCACATCCAGAATATCATGGACAGGTCATGCCATGGTATCTGATTGGTGGTGAGCATGAGGTGCCAGTGTGTGACATTCAATCAATTGACAGAGTTGACGAATCATAAAGAAATAATAAAACCCCTTGCAAGATACCTTGTTCTCGTATAAACTATGATAGTCAACGTTAGAATTCAATGAACTGGAACACAACAAAGGATGAGAAACGCAAAGACGCATTCTATATCTTCTATGAGAGTGTTATGAAAGCAGATCATGAATTACGTCGCGACGCACATGAACAAAAATGTTTTAATGAGTTGATGGAGTGGCGTGATGAGGTTCTTGTATACCTTGACAAACGACGTAATGAAGAGTTCCAATGAAAAGTTATGAACAACAACGTAGGGATCGTCTCCAAGATGTTATTGACGATTACTTCCAAGATGAGAAAATCTCGTCACGACAAATATTTGAAGAGGTATTATCTTGCATCAATGATGTAATTAAATACCATGAGAAAGAATACTGCCGTGCTCGTGATCTTTACGATCTTATGAACGATCAATATCTCGCTGAGAAATGGCAGTATGACAAAATTCCAAATCGTTATTAATGAGCACAGAAAAAGAGAGAATGCTTAAGGCACTCACACTTATCAATGAGGTACAATCTCTAACAAAAGACAATCAGTTTGAGAAGTATTTACATCAACACCTTATTGTAGTAGAATATGAACTACAACGTCAACTATCCCTAATTAACGCAGATGAACGAAGAGGACTTCAAATCGGCAATTCAGAATATGCTGATGATGCAAAACAACAACGATAGGAATTTTGAGATTCTACAACGTCAGATTGACAACTTGCAGAAGCAATTGAATGATCTCAATGACTTCAAAGAGATACTTAGGTTACCTAAGGTACAGAACAAAGATCGTAAGTACTTTGATGTTGTAGATGAAGGAGAGTGATCTACATTTCAAGCGAGGTGACCTCGTGGAAGTTGATGGGTACAGAGGATATGTTAACTGCATACTCTTCGCAACTAGATCACATCTACACCCAACACTACCTACAAGTTATTTTACTTTGACCATTGAAGGTACACAGAACACAAAACGAGCAGTTAATGTTTGTATACCAGATTATCTTTGGGAAACAGTTGTGGTAGTGGACAGTTCAACTAGTGTCACAAATACATGTGACATAGAATAGTATTCGCATTATAATATGTGTATACTAAACAGGTTACATTATGATCAAACTTGGTTCTAACGTTAAATCTAAAATTCATGATGACCTTACTGGTCATGTGGTAGTATATCAACCACTCAACAACTATGCTGTTGTAATGACAGACATCATGGACTATGAGATGATGACAGTAGAGTGTTTCTTATCTGACTTGGGGTTAGCATGAAATACTATTATGATATTGTCTGGACAGATTACCAGTATGAGAATAATCTAACTACTGCTCAGATGCAGGAGAAACAGCACGTTGATGAAATGATCAAGCGTGTTGAACACATGAAATGGCAGGATGAGCAACGTACTAAGTGGATGTCAGGAGACGAACCACAGTATGTTGTACCTGACGATTGCCCATTCTAAATTATTATGGAACAAGTACCACTCACACATTCACAGATCAGATACATTATGAATCTCATGATGGGAGATCAGTACTCAACTGAGACTAGATTGTACCATCGTCTAGAGTCATATGTAAATGATAATACACTAGAAGAGAAAGCAGCACGACTAGAGGTGACAGTTGATGAACTGTACACTACACATGCACGTAGAGACTTGGATACACTATAATAAATGAAGTTACGTCCACCCACTATGTTCAGCAATTGCTTCAATGACGGTAGTCTCCGCGACTATATTATGTCAAACGCGCAGGATCCGTGGGAGGACACTCCATTTAAGGGATATGTACACATGTCACCTAAACAAAAGGGAGAATTTGGAGAGAGATTTGTAACCAAATATC